CACCTTCGGGGTAATCGCACTCGGTGGTGCTCCCGTATCCGGAATCGGGGCCGGTTCGTAGTTGACCTCTCCGTCTCGGATGTTCGTGAGGGTTGACTCGGCATCCTGGTAGAGCAGGTAAACGGGATCCTGTGGTGAGAGGTCCTTGCCTTTGCGATATGCGAGGGTGGCGTAATACGCTCCCAGTGCGACAACGAGTCCCTTGAGCAGTGCCGGCACGTTATCGTCGGCAAACGATTCGCCCGTGGACCCGTCGACCACTGCCTGCGCGCGTGCGAGGTGCTGGGACAGTTGGTCGTCCGTGAGTTCACCGCAGGTACCGGAGAAGTTGCCGTCCGGCGCCACGGTCTCACGAATGTCGCCTGGGAGCGCATATGTCACTTGGCCGCCGCTCCCTTCCCCGCGGGAGGTGCAGCAGCCTCTTCCTCAGCTGCCTCCTCATCGGGCTCCTCGCCGAACGGTGGAGTCTCGGCCGTCGCGCGGAAGAGGGTCGCCACCTCATCCGCAGTTGGCTTGCGTACGGCTCCACGGTCACGCAGTTCCGTTGCCACCGAACGCGGCAACTCCTGAACCGTATCGGCGAGCAGGATCTGGCCGTTGACGCTGGTGTTATGCACCAGGTAGGCCTTGACCTTCGGGTCGTCAGCGGTCTTCGTGTCCGCCATCGTTTCCTCCTCTCCCGTGCTATCGGGACCGGACTCGATCAGCCGGTCGTCAGTGCGGTGCCACCGGCAGGACCAGCGACCGTGGTAACGCCCGTCAGCATGCACACGGCCTGCGGCTGGTCGATTCCCAGCGCGCTCGCCCGCTGCACGTCGGAACGCCACGTCTTGCGCGGCTCATCCCGATAAAGCGGGCTCGCCGTCAGCGAGATCTCATCGGAATAGAACCCGAGGCGGTTGCGCTGCATGATGAACGCCGTGCCGGCGGGGCACTGCCGGGAGACCATGACGTCGAGGTTCATGATCTTGTTCGGCAGCAAGCCGGTGTAGTAGATCGAATCGGACGCGGCGTCGCCGATGTACGGCTTCGCGAAGTCCGCCGACTTGAAGATGGCGAGCTTCGCCGTGTGGTCGATGACGAGTGTGTCCGGCTCGAACCCGAAGAAGTTCTGACCCTGTGCGTCGTACGAGGCGTTCTCGACCAGCCAGATCGCATCGGAAAGATGCGCCCGGATGACTCCCGAGTTCGCCGTTGACGAGCCGCTCTGGGCCACCGTGCCGTCCCACGCATCCGCTGCCGTGATCGAATACGTGCTGCCGGTCGGGATGTTCGCCACGAGCAGGTTGAAGAACGCCTGGTTCCAGTTCTTGACCATCGTGTTCTTGACCTGCGTGAGCTGGCGGTTCACCGGGTCCACGAGCTGCCTGCGACGCATCGCGTCGGACACCTGAATCGCCAGAGAGCGCTCATAGCTGTATGCCACGAGGATCTCACCGACTGCCGCCGCAACGGCAGGGACTTCGGCGAACTCAGCTCGGATGTCCGAGTCGTTCTGCGCAAACAGTGGCGTGGCCCGTTCGAACCGGACTGCTCCGGAGTCGTTCATGCCGGCATTCCGGAGCACGGACTCGATAATGAACTCGTTCGACATCAGGTCGAGCACCAGCGCCGGAATGCGCATTGGGTCCTTCAGATAGTCGTCAACGGTAATGCGCTGGCCGTCATACGAGCTAGCTATCGGGAACGTCTGCGTAACCACCCGGTCCCTCCTTTCCTAGTTCCGGTTGTCGAGTGGTCCGATCAGAGCATCGGGCCGATACGGGCCCGCGCTACTGTTCCGGCGCCGGCCACACCGAGCGGTTCGGTGCAACGGCCAACGGTCTGGTCGAACGGGGTGGTGCCGGCCGTGTACGCCTTCACCTGTCCGTTCGCATCGGCGGCCAGGATCACCCCGAGTGCCGCCGCAGTGTTGTACGTGACCCTCAGGTCGAATCCGTACGCCACCGCGAGGTAATCGGGCTGCTGGGCAAGGTTCGCCGGGTTCTGAGCATCCTGGGACGTGCGGACACCGGCGTCATGCAGTGCCACGCCGAGGCACGTCGTCGCGTTCGCAGTGCAAATCTTCACCGCACCGCCAGTGTCCGGCATGACCAGCTGACCGCCTGAAACGGTCGAAATGACCTGGTACGTGATCGGACCCTCTCTGACGTAAGGCACAACGCCTGGCATCGGCTACGGCCCTCCTTCCTTTCTGCTCCGCTGGAAAGCGGTTCGTGTGTCAGAGGCCGAAGCTCTTCCGAGCGGCGGCAACGAACTCCGCCGTCTCGGTCGCGTGCTGTGCGGCCTCCTCCTTCTCTTCGTCGTCCTCCAGTCCGGACCCGATCACGCCACTCAGATCGAGCAGCTTGATCTGGTTGCCGAATTCCACGAGGACTCGGCGGACCACTGCTCCCGCGTCGATCTCATCGCCGCCGGAAAGCTCAACGATGTGACCGGCGCCCTCGAGCAGCGGACGTGCCAGGTCCACGATCTTGGGCGGAATGCCGTACGTGCGCACGAACACCTCACGCTCACGCAGGTACGACGCGTCGTCCAGTCCCGCCTGCATCACGGCGAGCTGTTCGCCCTGTTCGGCGATCTGGGCGTTGGCGAGTTCGAGTGCCCGGGAACGCCTGCCCTTGTTCGATGCAGCCACGGGCTCGCGCTTCCGCGAAACGGGCTCCGGCTCCTCCTCGGTCTCTTCCTCCGATTCGTCTCCGGAATCGTCCTCGCCGCTGTCCTCATCGGTGAGCTTGGCGTTCGCCTCGCTCTCGGCCTCGGCGATCAGCTTGTCGAGTTCCTCGTCCGACAGTTCGGTCTCGTCATCGACCTCGCTATCCGCGATGAGCTCATCGACAAGGGCAGCGATCTCGTCATCGCCCTTGGCCTTCCGGGCCTTCGTGAGCAGCTCGATGAGCGCGGCCCGATCCTCCTTGGAGAATGCCACCTCGTCCGTCCCTCCTTCCTCTTCTCCGAACGTTGCATCGGAGAGGTCGACCACTTCGACGTCACCGATCTGCTGGGAAAGCGCAACGGGGACTTCGATCTCCTTCCAGCTGCGCATCCCGGGTATATGCGGGTCCAGCGTCGCAAGCACGTGCTGCAGCGCTTGCGGCCAGCTCTTTCCGTCCGAGCGGACGTACTCCTCATAGATACGGGCACTGACACCAAGCCGCGGATTGGTCCGGAGGAGCTCATCACCGGCCTCCGTTGCCTCGAGAATGAGGTCAAGGCCGTCCGGTGCCATCTCGAGGCCAACGACCTCACCGCGGTAGCGCTCAGGGTCATTCGTGTGCTTGTTGTCGTCCCGCGCCAACTGGAACGGGACCAGGTCGAACGCCTTCGCCTTGAACGCGGCAACGAGACCCTTGAGGTACTCGCGGTCGAATCGGAGAGTCCGCCCCTTGTACTCGATCTCGCCGACCGGAAGCAGCTGCGTTCGCCAGTGGCGATTGCCCAGCTCGATCGCGTCACCCCGATAGCGCGGGGGACGGAGTTCCTTGGTCATCTCTGCCTCGGCCCCTTCCTACCCGGTGCGTACTGCGGTATCGCGTTGCCGTGGAGGATGCGCCCTTCGGCCAGTTTGCGTGCCCGCGCCTTTGACCAGCCCCGGGCGACCAGGCTCTGCGTCAACGAATCGATCGTCTCGGACTGGGCCTTTGCCACCGTAACCCGACCCGGCCGCTGGAACGCTTTCTCCTCGGCGATCTGCCGCTTACGTCCGGCCGTACCACGCGGGGCCACCGGACGACCCCTCGCGATACCGATCGCGCGCTCGTGACCCGTCCCGCCCTTAAGCTTTGCCTGGTTGTACGTACGCTGCTGCCGGGGAAGCAACCGCTCGGCTTCCGCCCGCCGCTGTGCGATTGACTTCCCGCCACCCTTCTCAGGTGCCGAGGTGGCCCCTACCGTTGCGGGAACACGGCGACGGCGAGACGTCCGAGGCGTTCCCGCGCCCACCCTGGTCGTCTCGCCGCCACCACCCGCGCCCGCCCGGCGCGCTTTACGGGACTGCCGAACCGCACGCTCGGCCTTCAACCGTTCCGGATGACCCTTCGGATACGCTGCTCGGGCGGCCGTGCGGGCCTTGAGCAACTCGGAATGCGCTGCGCTCGAGCCGACCGGCTCCTTTGCGGCGGCCTGCGTGTGCATCGCTGGAGCGGCCGCTCCACCGTATGGCTTACCGGGTCCCGTCAGTCCGGCCCGCTCCGCACTTCCGCCGGCCTTTGCGAGCTTCATCGCATCGGAGTGCGACAGACCCTCCTGCTTGGCCTCATCGTACGAGTCACGCTGTGCCGGAGTGAGTGCCTCGAGGGACTTAAGCCGCGCTGCCGCCGGTGAGCCCTTCTCCGAGAGGCCAGCTGTCTTAGCTGAGGCGATCTGGTTCCGCAAGCGGGTCTTTTCGGCCTCCGTACCGGTCTTCGGAGCGCGCTTTAGGCCCGTGACACGAAGGTGCTCCGGCATACCCGGACTAGCTGGGACGTGCGTAGTCGCGATTCCGGCCTTGTCGAGGGTGGCCTGCCGCTCCTTTAGCGTTCCGCCATCGAGAATCTTTCCGCCCCCGCGCTTGTCCCGGCCGCCGCTCATGTAGACCCGCGGCTGACCGCCGACATTTGAATCGACCACATGACCGTGCGTGTATTCGGAGAGACGCGATCCGGTGGCCTCGGAGCGAATCGACGTACCGGTGAGCTTCTTGGAGGTCGGGTGTCCACCGTTCCGCAGTACCGACCGCACCTTCTGTTCGGACACCGAAGTCACACCAGCTGAGCCGGGCGTCAAGCCCTTCATCGCATCGGCGTGACCGTACCCTTCCTGGCGGCGCTCCTCGTAGATGTCCTTGTTCGTTGAAGAGAGTCCGTTGAAGTCCCGGGTCTGCGATACCGTCATCCGCTGGCCGGCAATGCGGAGGGGCTTCTCCGCGGCCGGTGCAGTCGGGCGGCGCTCACCCGGTGTCGCGCTACCCCCGCCCATCTTCTGGACCGATTCGAGGGTCGACTTCCGGTGGCGCATACTGGACACGTCGTGATTCGACAGACCACGGGAGCGCTCAAGCGACGATTGATGCGAGGCGTGGTGAGCCGATTGCAGCTCGGAAAGGGTGCGTCCCCGGTGGCTGGACATCGGCTGCTGATGCACGTCAACCAAGTGCGCAACGAGACTCGCGCGATCGCTCGCAGCTGGCGCTTTCCCGCTTACCGGCGGTGCGCCTTCGCCCTGGAACTTGTGCGTGACCATTCCGACATGCGTCTGGATTCGCTTGCCGGCTTGCGTCCCCGTGCTGACCTTGACGTGGATCATATCGCCGGCCCGGCCGATGACCTGTCCCTCTTGCTTTCCCGCCATCTGGTTAACGCGGACGTGGTCGCCAATCCGCACGGCGGGGAGTCCGGGACCGCCCACGTACTTCCAGCCGTGCTCATAGCCCTTCGGGCCGACAAACTCCAGCACCCGCTTACCGTTCGAGTGGTGGAGCTCCCACAGCGTTCCGTCCTGGCGGGAGAGCTCAAGGGCCGCTTCGAGTGCGTTGGCCATTGCTTTCGCACCGGCAGTATTATCTGCCCACGAGCCCTTGATGACGCTCGTTGCTCCGAGCTCCCGTGCGCGCTTACGCAGGAATCGACCGAGCGTGGCACGCTTGCCGGGGGCTACCCGACCTACCGCCTTCAGTGCCTTCTTGAGGTACCCGACATTCGGAACCGGGTAACTGGTCCCGTATGCCGTTTGACCCTTCGCGGCCAGCTTCTTCCGACCTGCGGTCGTTTCGTGCGGCGGTGTCTTAGTTGCGGCGGCCACCGGTCACCTCGCTTTCCTCGGAGTTGAAAGCGACCGTAAGCCGGTAACGAACCTGGACGGTACCTGGTCGCACACCCGGCCTTGCGGTCAGAGAGGTGATCGGGAGATCACCCCTGGTCATACCCATTGAACCTAGTCCCTAAACCTTTTCGGCTCGTTTTCCTCTGCAACGCCTCTTAGTCGATCCCGGTGCGTGAAAGTCGTGTTCAGTCTCGGCTGAAACTCCTGGATCAGCAGCCTCTCTAGTACCGTAGCCTCCCGTTCCTCCAGGCACTTGATAACGAGTAGACGCGAGAGCCGCGAGTGTCTTCGTACGTGCGTCCCGACGCGGGCTAGCAACTGCTCGGTGCGACCGACATATACGAGTTCAGCATCATCACCGAAGAGGCAATAGACATGCGGTCCGTGCGGAAGATCGATCACCTGTACCTCGTCGTCGAATCCAATACTCTCGAGATACGCCGTAATCTCCATTTCGTTCATACCGGTTCTACCTCCCACGGGCCGAAAACGGCAGTAACGGTTTTCCCGGAGGACGTAACGCCAATCCGATACCACGTAACGGCGGGTGTCTGCGTATCCGTAGCGGGCACCGCAAACGTGCAGATCCCCGCCGTGGAAGGACTCGAGATGCTCCCCGTATAGGACTTGAAGCTCGGATCGGTATCCGGAGTATCGCGCGAGGCTTTGGTCACCAGCTGAACGGTACGACCGGTAAGGTCCAGTGCCTGCTGCTTCCCCGCAACCAACGGCTTTGTCGGGTCCGTCAGCGTGGCCTGCAACTGCACATCGTCACCCTGCCGGACGTGAATAGCCGTGTACGCAATCTCGCCACTCATTCGAGTACCTCCACCGTGCAACCCG